TTTCCTTTCTTGTTACACTAAATTATAGCATAACCCTGTGACACGTTAGGTCACTTGGGGATAAATTCAAACGCTTTTTTTGCCATTTTTTTAGCAGCGTTCCAACGTCCTACACTCCAACCATCGGGGCGTGCCGGTGTGATACCGTAGGCGATCATCGTCATCAGTCGTTCAATGCTCATATGTATATTATCGTATATGGTAGTGACACACTAGGTCACTGTGCCGGTTAAAATAATAAAATACAGGAAAAAATTTTGCGCGGGCGGGCCGGGCAGATTTTTGTCAACCCCTAAAACTTATTACTTCCCAATCCCTCACCCATACCTCTAAGGAAATCAGGCGAAGCAAATAAAAAGATCATAACAAGTATGATAAAGCAACCCATTAGTTATTCAACCCCTGTAGATACGCATTAAACAAAAGCAAAGCACCGCCAACGATAGCCAAGGGCCAACCCCATGTAGATGCAAGAACCATTATACAAAGCAAGAATAACACCTCAAAGAAAAACATTAGACAGCCTCCAATTCTTCAATTCGATCAATCGCTTGATTGACTTCGATCCAATCGCCACGGAATATGTCGTTTGTGATTGGGGTGTGATAACAGATTTTGCCATCTTTCAAAACGGCAAGCTCGAAAATACCATCGCCCAACGATACAACCGACCAACCGTAACCGTTGCCACCATCCTTTACTTGTTCGATCAACATAGGGTATAAGCTCATTATACTTTCTCCATAGGGCCAGAACACTTGAAGCAGGTCTTGATGGGTTCGACTGCCATCAAGTTACACTTTTTGCACTCAACATAAACATCGGTAGTTTTCGGCTGAATACGCTCGCCGTACTTGTTTACCCATTGTATTTTAGACAAGTTTTTCATTACACAAACCTCCAATTTACTTCTTTGACTTCGCAACGCATCCACGTACTAAAAACAACATCGTCAACCAAACAGTTGATCCCGCTATCGGGAGTTCCACCAATGTCAACCGTCTTGCTATAGGTTGAACCATCGTAGAGTTTAGTGATAATTCTAATCATCTTGTTTCCTTTCTTGCTTTCTTTCATATTACTATTATCGCCCAACCCCGTGACACGTTAGGTCACTTTGCCAAACTTTTTGCCAATTTTCTCAAACTATTGAGAGCGGTCAAGTTTGTACCATTCTTGCAGCACAAACGGAAGGTAGCAACATTGGGGACCGTGATAGTCCAAACCTGATTGATGAAAGTGCTTTTAACCATAATCTCAAATCTCCTAAACTCTTTTCTTCTTTTACTTAATTATATACAACGAGTCAAGGGCAAAATCGTAAGTCGTTACTGGCAAAGTAGTTACGTCGTTGGTGGACACTTAGTTTTCGGGACACGTTTCATAAACCCTTACCAGCAAAGAACTTAGATAGGCCAAAAAAGTTGGATTAAAATATAACAAATTAAGGAAAAAATAAACAACCACTCAAACAAACTAGGTTTAACCATAATCAAAACTCCTTTTAACTTCTTAACCTCTTACATATATATTATCGCATACCATAGAGACACGTTAGGTCAGAGAGCCGGTTTAATATTAAAAAAACACGAAAAAAATTTGCGCGGCCAGGCCCCGCAGGTTTTTAGTGGTAGAATAATTGGCGATCATCTTCGCCTTGCTGTAGATCGTCCATGCGATCTTGCCAAGCGTTTGCGTCACGCTGATCAAACCAAGCTTCAAGCTCGGCACGCTCTTCAGCGGTGAGGGTGTCAAGGGTAGTTTCATGCGAAACGATTTGGGAATCAAAAGACATCAGCAAACTCCAAAAAAGGTAAAACTCAAACTTGATACTCAATTATTACTTATTATCGGCATCTTGTCAAGCGAATCATGACTCTTTTTTGAAAAATAAACAAAAAAATTTGCGGCGGCAGGTCGTGCAAAAAATTATTGCAATAGGGTGGGGTTTTTTCAATCCCAAACACTGATGAGATAGGGGGGTGAAAAATCAAAGGTGGTCCTCACAAAACAAACCCCTCGATCTTTAAATGACCACTTTTCCCCAGAACTCGGCGGCACGTTTTTCTAAACCACCACTTTTGGCCCATCGTCCGTCAGGACGCTTCATCCGGCAGAAGAAGTCCGCAAATACCACGCCCACATTTCTTTTTAACACCAAGCTTCTGACGCATTTTCCTGACAGCTTGTAGTGTTACGGTTCTTCCCGACATTTCTGTAAGAGCTTTTGAAATATCAATATCTTTCATACAATGGGCATTCTCTTTGATGAAAGCTTTTTCAGTGTCTGTCCATTTTACATTCATTTTAAAAAACCTTAGAAATTTTTCCAATTTTGCAGTATATACTATTGTAGTGCCTAATGACAACTTTTGTATAAACATTTTGGAGAAAAAATGAAAGTACCTCAACACACTATAAAATCTGCGGTAGTTAAAACTACGGCAAGCGAAGAATTGCAAGCCGAAGTTGAAAAAGAGCTAGAGCAATCTGCCAGTGCTGCCGAAGAGGGAACTCCAGAACCAGATATTACAGAATTCTTATCAGATGAAAATTCCGAACAACTATGATGAACACGAAGTAATTGAAATAATCCAAACAATCGCCAACAAACTCGCAACAAAATTTAAATTCGGATACCACGACATTGAAGACATGAAGCAGCAAGCCATGCTGTTTGCTTGTGAAGGCTTAGAAAATTATGACGGAATACGTCCTTTGGAGAATTTCCTTTGGGTTCATGTTAAAAACAGGTTGTATAATTTCAAAAGAAACAATTACAGCCGACCAAACAAACCGTGTGACAACTGTCCATTCAAAGCTTATGTGAACGGAGAGTGTACAAAATACGCAGATATGACTAGCTGTGATTTATACGCTAAATGGATTGCGCGTAACGATAAAAAGAAAACGTTGATGTCTACGTATGAATACCACGACATTAACTTTTCCGCAACAGAAGATTTTATAGATTCAATTACAAGCAAGCGCATATTTAATCTGATAGATCAAAACATTCCGATTCATATGCGTGAAGATTGGATAAGGTTTATCAACAAAGCCAAATTAACAAAAAGCAAAAAAGACATATTGCTAGAATACATACAAAGCATAATAAGCGAGAACGATATCAGTGAGTCTTAAACGAGGAAAGCTATCCAACATTGAAATGAACTATATCAGGCAAAACTGCTTTGATTTGTCCATAGAAGAGATAGCCAAGAACATAAGCCGCAAGCCAGAGCCGGTTCGCAAGTTTATAGAAAAAGAAAACTTGAAAGCCCGCGACCTAACCGATGCAGAACACCTGTTATCTACTTTAAGATCAAAATTCTACTATCAAGAGTTTAAAAAACAATTCTCAGATGAAGAGATTGTATTTTTTGAACACAACTGGATTGACTTCTTTCGTCAGTTCAACGAGGATGTCACGCATACCGAAGAACTCCAAATTCTAGAGGTAATTCGCACCGAGATCCTTATCAACCGATCTATGGAAGATCGCCGCACGATTCTAGAAAACATTGACCGTCTTGAGAAATTGATTGACGAGGAAATGGACAAAGAGCCTGACGAGCAAGATCCAAGTTTGATTGGCATTTTTCAAACGCAACTCGGCAGCTTGATTGGAAGCAAAAGCTCGTATATCAACGAACACGAAAAACTTCTCACCAAAAAAGAGAAATACCTCAAAGACCTTAAAGGTACAAGAGAGCAACGTAAACGTGTAGCTGATGACGCTAAAACCAACTTTAGCATGTGGATGCGAGAATTAGACACCATAGAAATGCGTGAAGCCGAAGGATACGACCTTATGGTTCAAGCCGTAGCTGCCGACAAAGCCACCGAGCGATTGAGCGATTACCACCAATTCGAGGACGGAGAAGTTGATCGTCCGCTTTTAAACGACCAAAGCGTAGGAGACGACGATGCAGATAGTGAGTGACGAGATTTTCCGTTTGGTGGAAAGTCAAACCAGCAGTTTCAAGGATTACACTGCCCAGCACGTCCTAGATTCTTATCAAATAGGTAAAAGTGATATTGTACTTCATTTCAGCAAAGGCACAATGTCCATAGCTTCAGACCCTAGCCAATTATTTCAAAATAAACATATAGTAAACGTAAGAACAAAGCAAGTAGGTAATTTGTTTGCACGCGCACTATCCAAACACCCCGATCTAGTGAATGTGGATCTATTTGTTCCCATTTGCCTTAGCGACGCCACAGAGCCTCAGATGCAAAATATTCCAGCCTTGGTATTTTGTAAAAAGACTTACTCCAATCACATCTTGATTCCTACCATAAATAACTTTGAGGGTCACTGGGAGGTAGAGCAAGTCAATATGGCAGATTCTCCGTTACACACCAAAGAGAACAAGATTTGCTTTGTTGGATCGCTTACCGGAAGAATGGACGACGTAAAAAACAATCAGCGTGTGATTATTGCCAACAATGCATCTGTCCGCAAGGACAGGTATCACTGCAAGCTATTGCGTCCTCCACTTTACGATCCTGATGAATTTCAAGAATGTATCGAAAGATGCAAAAAGGAATATCCGGCGATTTCCGATGATGTGCTGATAAATTCCGACTCGCGAGTTGATTTGCCGTCTCAGTTGAAATACAAGTTCCAGCTTTGTGTTGACGGGCATGTATCGGCTTGGGCGCGACTTCCGTGGCAAATGGCCAGCAACAGCATTCCGTTCAAACTGCGCAATCGCAAAGATAGCTGGGTTGAATGGTTTTATCCGCTTTTGGATTTCTCCAAACACTGCATAGAGTTGGACCTAGAAGACATAGACGAAGCATACGAATACTTTGTCAACAATCCGCAGTATCAAGACGATGTTAATCAGGCGGGCAAAGACTTTGTAAAAAAATATTGCGGACCCGAACTTGCTATGGACGTGTTCGCACAAACTTTACTTTTATTGGATCAAAAACAAGACAACACTTATATGAATAGAAGAAGATAATGCTACCTTGCTCTAAATGTAATAAGATACTACCAGAAGATAGATTCACTAGGAATATAAACAAAGCCCGTGGATATGCCTACGCCTGTAAATCTTGTCGTGCGGAATATAAAAGAAATAGAAGTTTTGAGCCTAGAAATGATGGTTCCAAAGAATGTAGCAAGTGCCACGTTGTTAAGGCTAGGATTGAGTTTTATGCCACTAGATGCAATAAAGATGGCCGTGAATCAGCGTGTAAAGACTGTAGCAAAAAAGCTAAAATGCACAGGTTAAACAATGATCCCAAGGCGAGGATAGTTGAGAACCTGAGAAGAAGAACAAGGGCTGTTTTAGAAGGCACAAACAAATCAGACAACACTTTAGCTTTGATTGGGTGTTCTCCAGAAAAATTAAAGTTGTATTTAGAGACTAAGTTTGAGGACGGAATGTCTTGGGACAACTACGGAGATTGGCATATAGATCACATTAAGCCGTGTTGCAGCTTTGATCTGACTAAAGAATCGGAGCAGAGAGCATGTTTCAATTATAAAAATTTACAGCCGCTATGGGCTAAGGACAATTTAAGAAAAGGAAGATCACAATGAAAAAGGCACTAGTAACGGGCATCACCGGGCAAGACGGTTCTTACCTAGCAGAACTACTTCTTTCTAAGAAATACGAAGTAACTGGCTTTCTAAGACGCAATAGTACCAATAGCTTGTCAAGAATCAATCATTTATTGCCGAATAATCGTCTAAAATTGGTAGAAGGCGAAATTTCCGACTCTGGTTCGGTGTATTCAATAATAGAAGAAGGTCAGTTTGATGAAGTATACAATCTGGCGGCTCAGTCGCACGTTGGTACTTCTTTCGCACAGCCTTCTTATACTCTGCAAGTTAATGCGCTAGGACCGGCGAATATGTTAGAGGCAATAAGGAGGTTTTCTCCTCATACCAAGTTTTATCAGGCTTCCACTAGCGAATTGTTTGGTAAGAATTTTACGATCAATCATAACGCTAGGCTGACAGACGAGGTTGGAGAAAATGGCAAAGGGTTGTATACATATGATAGATATCAAGATGAAAAAACAGCTTTTATGCCACAGTCTCCTTATGCTGTTTCAAAACTAGACGCACACCACACTGTTAGGATATACCGCGAAGGCTATGATATTCATGCCAGTTGTGGAATATTGTTTAATCATGAAAGTGAGCGTCGTGGAGAAAACTTTGTCACAAGGAAGATCACCAAATGGGTTGGTTGCTACTACAATTGGTTAAAAACGCACCGCTGGAGTGTTGCTCCAGACCCTCAAACAAAAAAAGATGTTCCAGAAGACATGATAGGAAGAATAGACAACGGCAAACTTATTTTATTTCCCAAGCTGCGTCTTGGAAATATAGATGCCTATAGAGATTGGGGACATGCGCAGGATTATGTGGAGGCTATGTATCTTATGGTACAGCAAGAAACTCCTGATGATTTTGTAATATCAACAGGAAAAACATACTCTGTCCGTGATTTTTTGAAAGAGGCTTTCAATGAAATTGGTATTGAAGACTTTGAACCATATATATTTATTGACCCAGAATTTTATCGGCCTGCCGAAGTGGAATACCTACGAGGTTGCTCCGATAAGGCTGAAGAAGTTTTAGGATGGACTCCTAAAGTTTCTTTTACAGAATTGGTTCAACGAATGGTTCGGAGTGATATACATGAGGCGAAGACGCAAGAAGAAGAATGCAGCAAGGAAACCATATAACAAATATAAAAAATCTTACGGTAAAAGATACGGTAGAGATTTTAACAGTCCCCATTATAGGAAATGGCGCGACGATATAAAGAAGAGAGATAACTACACCTGTCAATGGCCCGGTTGCTCATCACGAACACAGCTTCAGGTCCATCACATTAAAACTTGGGCTAACTATCCAGCTTTGAGGTTTGTGGCAGCAAATGGAATAACTCTTTGTCGCAAATGTCACGAAGACATAAAAGGCAAAGAAGCTGATTTTGAGGCTTTCTTTTTAAAGCTCTTAGAATGGCAAATGCTGGATAAGATAAAAAAATATAATAAAGATGGACGATAAGTTTACTATTGTGCGAGACACAAGGGAAAAGCCTGAACATGGCTGGTCTTTTGATCCTGATGCGTACTGCGAAGGTACTGTAATAAATAAAGTACACACAGGCGATTATACCATTGAGGGCTTAGAAGAATATATTTGTATTGAAAGAAAGCAAAGCATAGACGAGTTTGCACACAACTGCATTGAAAAGCGATGGCAGAAATGTATGCAAAGAATGTCTGAGTGTAAATTCAAGTTTATTCTTTTTGAGTTTTCTTGGGATGATGTAAACAGATATCCGGCATCGGCCAAGGTTCCTGCACACGTAAGAAAAAAATTAAGAATTCCTGCAAAATATATAAGAAAAGTAATAAATACTGCTAGGAACGATTATAATATTCATGTTATCGCTTGTAACGATAGATATACGGCTGAACAAACCGCATACAGGATTTTGAAAAAGGCTTACGATCTACATGTACGACGTTGAATCTCATGAATACGCTTGGTTAAGATTAAAAAGATCTGACCTGAAAGGACACGAAAACCCTTTGGCTAATCTGGACGATTGGGCTAGAGATAATTTTCATCTGCATGTCCTGAAGATTATGCGTGATCCAAAGTATATACATTGGACTGTAAAAAAGCTATTGAATATTGATCTGCTTCCTGAGCAGGTAGTAATCATCAGAGAGCTTTGGACAAAATCTTTTCCGATGTATATCGCTAGTCGTGGTTTTGGTAAAAGTTTTTTACTCGCTGTTTATTCAACTCTAAGATGCTTACTAGTTCCAGAATCCAAGATAGTTATTGTGGGTTCTGCGTTCAGACAATCAAAAGTAATCTTTGAATATATGGATGTGATTTGGAGAAATGCTCCGATCCTCAGAAGTCTATGCAATGATGCAAGTGGTCCACGCAGAGATGTTGACAGATGCACTTTGAAGATCAACGATAGCTGGACAGTGGCTGTTCCTCTTGGTGATGGAAACAAGATCAGGGGTTTGCGTGCGCATACAATTATCGCGGACGAATTCAACTCTATTCCTGTAGAAATCTACGAAACAGTTGTTGCTGGTTTTGCGGCAGTTTCTAAAGATCCAACCGCCAATGTAAAAGAAGCGGCTTCCAGAAAATCTCAGAAAGAAGCCGGAGAGTGGTCTGACAAGCAAGAAGAAAGCTTTCAGTCAAGACACAAAAACCAATCTATTCTTGCCGGAACCGCAGGCTATGATTTTGAGCCTTACGCAGACTACTGGAGAAAATACAAGCTAACGATACAAAGCAAAGGCGACATGCGTAAAATCAACCGCGAAGCTGGCGGTGAAGAAATTGACGGTGACATTCCAGATTACATGAAGCGACTGAACTGGAAAGAGTTTAGTATCATCAGAATGCCATATGAATTGATTCCAGAAGGCTTCATGGATGACCAACAAGTGTCTCGTTCTCGTGCTACCATGCATAACGGTATTTATCTTATGGAATACGGAGCATGTTTTGCTAAAGACTCTCAAGGATTTTTCAAGCGTACTACTATTGAGGGATGCGTAGCACACGATAAAAATGTAGAAAAAGACAACTGGCCTACATGGTGTCCTACTCCGTTTGACGTAATGACCAGAGGAAACCAAGACAGACAATATGTATATGGTATTGACCCTGCTAGTGAAGTTGACAATTTTGCTTTGATCATTCTTGAGATCCATCCAGAACACCAAAGGGTTGTATATTCTTGGACAACAAACAAAAAAGACTTTCAAGACAGAAAAAGATTGGGTCTGACCACCGTTGGAGATTATTACAGTTTTTGCGTCAGAAAGATACGCGATATGATGCAACTGTTTCCTGCTGTTGCTATTGGTATTGATGCTCAGGGTGGTGGTTATCAAATTGCTGAAGGCTTGCGAGATCCAGACAAAATGAAATCTGAACTTAATGAAGTTCCGATTCTTCCCACAATCACAGACAAAGAAAAGCCTACAGACCGTTTGTCAGGGCTTCATATTTTAGAGCTTGTGCAGTTCGCAAGTGCCGAGTGGGTATCTCAGGCAAATCATGGTCTGCGAAAAGATATGGAAGACAAAGTGTTTCTTTTCCCAAGATTTGATAATTTAACCTTGGGTATGGTCACTCAGGAGGATAAGATCAGATTCAAGAAACTGAAGGAAGAGATTGGGGATGTTGCAGATCTAAAATTGTATGACACGCTGGAAGATGTTATCATGGATATAGAAGATCTCAAAATGGAGCTATCCACTATTATGGTAAGTAGAACAGCATCAGGGCGTGAGAAATTTGATACACCAGAGATAAAGCTTGGTACGGGCAAAAAGGGTAGAATGGTACGGGCAAAAAGGGTAGAATGAGGAAGGACCGTTATTCTGCATTGATCATTGCAAACATGATTGCTAGAACGATGAAGCGACAAATTCCCAATCCTACGTATAATATAATAGGAAGGGCAGCTTCTGGAGGATTCAAAAAAACTGAGGAAACTTCAATGTATGTCGGTCAAGACTGGGCCAAATCTTACGATGCAAGTTGTATAAAAATAATCAGGAAAAATCAATAGGTATTGGTGTATACTACAATAGGTATTCAATACACAATACTAAACGAGGTCGGTAAATTGTCTAATAAAAACCCCAATATTAAGAATCAGAACATTACTCAAGGTCCAGCTTATTAGCTTTTGATAATTACACAGACGGTCTAAGAGATGCTTCTCATGCGATAGCTCATAATGGCGGTGTGCAAAGAGACTTTAGAGGTCTGACCTCATATGCTGATGGTGGACCCGGTCTCCGCGCCGCCGACTTTGATTGGTTTCGTCCAAATCAGGCAGCGCCCGTAAAGCCTAAAGATATCATATCATTTGCTAGGTTTGCATACAGAAGAATTGGTCTTATCCATAACGCTATTGATCTCATGGGGGATTTTGCAGCACAAGGTATTAGACTGGTACATCCTAATAAAAGAATTGAAAGATTCTACCAAGATTGGTTTTCACAGGTTAATGGTAAGCAAGTCTCAGAGCGTTTGGGAAATCTTCTCTTCAGAGAAGCGAATGTCCCGATCAGGCATTACACCGCAAAAATCAATAAGCGTAAAAGGCTTGAGATGCAAAAAGCCGTAGGCGCAGCGGATATCAAATTCGATTCAGACGATCCCGTAATTTTCAAAAATGAGATACCTTGGAAATATACATTTATTGATCCTCTCTTGGTAGATCCTATTGGAGGACCGATGCACAATCTTACAAACAATAAGATACTAGCATTAACTCTTCCTCCTAGACTCGTGCAAGATATCAAAAATTTGCAAGCAAGCCAAGACCCTGCCGCCAAAGAAGTCCTGACAAAAATTTCTCCCGATATCCTAAATGCAGTCGCAAACAATAAGAATAAAATTATCTTACCGCCCGACAAGACTGATATCTATTACTATAAAAAGGATGACTGGCAATTGTGGGCAGATCCTATGACGTATTCTGCATTTGAGCCTTTGAACCTATACCAAAGATTACAGCTTACCGATAAAGCTGCTCTTGACGGAGCAATGAATAAGATTAGGGTATGGAAGATTGGTAGCTTGGAACATAAGCTTGCACCTACCGCTGTTGCTTCTTCTACTCTTGCAGATATTCTTGGAGCTAATGTTGGCGGTGGTACAAAAGACATTATCTGGGGTCCAGATATTGAATTGTTAGAAACAAGTAGTGATATTCAATCATATTTGGGTGAAGAAAAGTATAAGCCTACGCTTATGGCTATTTACGCAAGCTTAGGTATTCCTCCAACTCTTACTGGTACTTTTGGTTCTAGTGGAACAACTAATAACTTTATAGCCTTAAAGACTTTGGTTGAAAGATTGAATTATGTTAGGAATATTATTATTGAATTCTGGAATGAGCAAATCAGATTAGTCCAAAAGGCTATGGGTTTTAGAAAACCAGCACATGTGGAATTTGATATAATGTATTTGGAAGATCCGGCAGCTATGACGACATTGCTTCTCAATATGGCTGACAGAAACATTATCAGTGACGAATTTGTTCAAAGACATGTCAAGGCTAGACCAGACATTGAGAACAGAAGAATTACAGATGAAAATAAGACCAAGGAAAATAAAGATATGGAAAAAGTAAGCCCTTACCATCAAGTAGATAAAGATCACAGCTTGAAGAAGATTGCTCTACAGACGGGGATTACTAGTCCATCTGAGGTCGGCGTTAAATTAGACAAAAAGAAAAATGGCGAAAAATCTCTTGTTGAGATGAGGGAAGTTAAAACTAATTCTCCTCCAAATCAAGAAAAAGTAGCCCCAGCGCCTCAAGGAAGACCTAAAAATTCTAAAGATCAAAGCACTAGAAAACCAAAGGAATTTACTCCTAAGTTAAAAGCTAGTGCCGAGATCTGGGCAAAGCAAGCACAATCAAAAATATCTGAAATTATTAATCCTGTTATATTGGCCTCTTTTGACAAAAGCTCTGTTAGAAGCCTTAATAACCAAGAACTTAAAGAGCTAGAAGACATAAAATTTGAGATTTTGTGTAATTTAAGTATGGGACAGGATATTGACGAGCAGGCCGTAGCTCTAGCTTCTAATAATACAGATAAAAGTATCCATAAGGAATTCAGCGGTTGGCTTACAGAAGCTTCTGAAATAACAGGTAAACTTAATATTGATCAAGTGCGAGACATGAGAGCTTCGTATTTCGTTCATTATAAAACGAGGTAAAAATGGAAAATAAAATAAAAGTATATAATGTAGAAAAAGACTTGGGCTTAGAAGATCAAATACTAGCCCAATCTTCTATCGCTTTCACTGCCGAAGTAGTTACAGACAAAAGCGAAATAAAAGTTCCTAATGACACTTGGGACGTGTTTGCCCAAGCCTCTGTGGATGACCCTGATCTGTTTCACGTTTACTCTATACTAGTTTCTACTGTATGGAATAGAAACGATGATATTTTTAACAAGGCAGAAGTATGGGCTGCTAGGAATACTCCTAAGTTCAAGCCCACAAACCTTGAGCATGATGAAAAACAGATGGTTGGTGGTATAATTGACAGTTGGCCGGTTGATCTTGATTTCAATTTAATTGCAGATGAAACAGAGGCTTCTGAGCTTCCTGAAGAATTCCATATCTTGGTTTCTTCTGTAATTTATAGGCAATGGCAAGATCCAGAATTGAGAGCTAGGGCAGAACAACTCATATCCGAAATAGAAGATGGTGAAAAGTTTGTGTCTATGGAGTGTATTTTTAGAGGTTTTGATTATGGTGTTATTGCCCCAGATGGAAATAACCACGTTATAGCCAGAAACGAAAATACTGCTTTTCTTACACAACATCTTAGATCTTATGGAGGAGAAGGGATTTACCAAGGACATAAAATCGGAAGGGTACTTAGAAATATTACCTTTAGTGGTAAGGGATTCGTAGAAAGACCTGCAAATCCTGACAGCATTATCTTTGATAGAGATTATAATTTATCATTTGCAAATGCCCAAACCAGTAAAAGTGTATTTTTTAAGGAAAATGGTGTAACTAGTAGTACAGAGAAGCAACTTTATTCTAATGATAATGTTCAGACCTCTAAAAAGGAGAATATAATGTCTAACGAAATTTTGAATGAGCAACTTAAAGAGATGAAAGATGCCTTGGCTGCTGCTCAAGCAGAGAACCAAGAGCTTTCTGACAAGCTTGCTCAAGCAAATGTTTCAGCATATGAAAATAAGATCAAAGAATTAGAATCAGCTATCGCAGAGTTTGAAACTAAAGCTCAGGATCTTGAAACTCAATTGACTGAAGCCACCGAGTCTAAAGAAGCAGTTGCCGCTGAAGCAGCAACTCAATCTGAAGAACTTGAAGCATTGAAAGCAGAAATGCACAAGATGCACGAAGAAAAGAAAAAGAAAGATCGTAAAGATAAAATGGTTGAAGCTGGTTTTTCTGAAGAAGAAGCAGAAGCCAATTACGAAACTTTCGCTAGCATGTCTGATGAGCAGTTTGACGTAATGGTTCAGACTGTTGCTGATATGCACTACAAAAATAAGAAAAAAGATGACGAAGAAGCGATGATGAAAAAGGTTAAGGCTGAAGAAGAAGATTCAGAAGCCCCAGCCGAAGAAGACGCTGAAGCTACAGAAGAAGTTTCTGAAGAAGCAACTGAAGCCACTGAGGAAGAAGTTGAAGAAACAGAAGCATCTGAAGTCGTTGAAGAAATCACCGAAAAAGGTGATGTCGCTGTTTCAAGCGAAGTAGCTGAAACAGAATTGTCAACTGCACGCGCTGGTTTGGATCAGTGGGTGAAAGAATGTATTATCAATAAAAACTAATTTGTTTTAGGGAGAATATAAAATGGCTTTAAAACCAGATCGTGTAGAACATCTAACCGATATTAGTTTCTACAAAAATGATGCAGTTGCAGAGAGAGGTATTATGCTTGCTCATAGTACAGGTGGCTCTGGCGCTGCTATGGATGACGCATTGGCTCAAGTAGTTGATGTATCTGCTTATACTGATGAACCAGCAGGTTTGTTGCTGAATGATGTTGTTAACCTTGACTTGACTCGTCAACACTACAACCAGCACAAAGATGAAGTACAACTCGGTGGCAAAGTTACTTTGCTCCGTCGTGGTACTGTTGTTACTGACCAAATTTCTGGTACTCCAGTTATTGGCGAGCAAGTTCACTTTGATTTGCAAGGTCGTTTGACGACTGCTAGCGAAGAAAACACAAGTGATCAAGTTGGTCGTTGGTTGTCTGTCTTGGACGCTGACGGTTTTGCTAAATGTGAAATCAACATCGTTTAATTATAAAATTTTGGAGAAATTTAAAATGAAAAATTCTTTTGAACATACACCTGAAATGTCTAGCCTGCTCAAGCAGTCTGGTTCATTGCAAAGGGAAGAGTCTTTGGCAGCAGTACAAGAGCTTGCCAAGGCTTTGGAACTCCCTCTTCGTAAAGGTATCATGGATGGTGACATTCTTGGTGGTATCTTTGAAGTAATTAATCTCGCTCCTGGCGCAACCAGCGAATTCCCATTGGACTTCTTGGCTCCAGGATCTGAAAAAGATTTCGTTGCTTACACCATTCCTAATCACGGTCGCATTCCAGAGCGTCACGTAGAAGGCGATTACGTCATGGTTCCAACCTATGACATTGGTGCTTCTATTGACTGGCTCTTGAAGTATGCTCGTGATGCTCGTTGGGACGTTGTTGGTCGCGCTATGGACGTTATGCGTTCACAGTTCACCAAGAAAATGAACGACGACGGATGGCACACTTTGATTTCTGCTGGCGTTGATCGTAACATCTTGGTTTATGATCCAGATGCAGCTAACAGCCAATTCTCTAAGCGTTTGGTTTCTTTGATGAAAGTCGCTATGAGAAGAAATGGTGGCGGTAACTCTAGCTCCATCAATCGTGGAACCTTGACTGACTTGTTCATGAGTCCAGAAGGTTTGGAAGATATCCGTAACTGGGGCGTTGACGAAGTTGATGAAATCACTCGTCGTGAGTTGATCACCACTGAAGGTGGTTTGCTTACCCGCATCTTCCAAGTTAACTTGCATGATCTTGATGAGCTTGGAGATGATCAAGAATACCAAGTATTCTACGAGCAAGATCTCGGTGGTACAATGCCTGCTGGCGACAGCGAAATCGTTGTTGGTCTTGATATGAGCAACAATGACAGCTTTGTAATGCCAGTTCGTGCTGGTCTTCAGATCTTTGAAGACGAAACATTGCATCGTCAAAGACGCGCTGGCTTCTACGGCTGGCAAGAGCAAGGTTTTGCCGTACTTGATAACCGTCGTGTTATCCTCGGCTCCTTCTAATTGTCTTTAAGATAAAATTTATAACCGGTGGTGGCAGTCGCTGCCATCGGTTTTTTTAATATATCAGGAAATGGCGATATGATAAATTTGTATGATAGAGTAAAGCAGGTTACATCTACTTCAGGAACTGGGACGATAACATTAAGTTCTAGCATACCATCATTTGAAATATTTTCTAGTGTGCTATCTGATGGACAAAAAACATATTACGCCATTCAAAATGGTATTCAATGGGAAGTGGGGATAGGAACATATTCTGGAAATACACTTGCCCGACAGCCGATAGACAGTAATAGCGGCACTTCTACACTTATAGACATATATCAAACATCAAATGTATTTATTACATACCCTGCCTCCAAATCAGTTATAGTTGATGATAATAGCATAGTTTCTGGTTCTTATACTGGAATATTATTGCCAGATGGTAATGTCCAAACTATTGCTTTTACTGGACAGCTTCAAGAAACCGTGTCTAATGCTAGTGGTCTAACTAGCGCTGTAACTATAGAGCTTTCAAATCAAGTGACCGGTTCTGCAACATTTACCAACGCTGGTGATACGGCATCTATAAATACTTTCTTGACAGCCGCTTCTATTTCTGGTCAGACAGCTGCATCTTCTATTGCCGCTTCTGATAATTTTATATTGGAAAGAGGCGCTGCGATTCGCAAGGTGCGAAGAGATATACTTGTTACTGGACTTTCTACGCAAGCTGAAGTCTCATTGGTTAGTGGCTATTTACAAGGACAGATAACAACCAATGTAAATGAGATATTAAATAACGACTCAAACATTTCAGATTTACAAACCGCTACAGGCTTATTGGATACTGATGTACAAGAATTACAGACTGCTACAGGATTGCTTGACGCAAGAGTTACAACCAATACAAATAACATAACCCTTAACGACTCAGACATATCGGAACTACAAACCGCAACCGGATTATTAGACACAGATGTTCAAGAGCTACAAACTGCTACAGGCTTGTTGGATGCTGATGTTCAGGAATTGCAAACTGCCACAGGGCTATTAAATGCAAGTGTAGCGGCTAATACAGCAGCCATATTAACTAATGATAGTAAGATATTTGATTTAGAAACAGCGACAGGGCTGTTGGACGCAGATGTTCAAACTTTATCGGGTTTAGTTTATGAGCCTTGGATTTTAAATGTTTCTGGTTCTAACGATGCTATTACAAGTTCGCAAACAGTAACGTTTACTGGTATTGGGACTTCTTTCGTATCTTATAATGAAATTACAAATACCGTAACTATTTCTGGATCTCCTCATGATGGATCTGGTGGTGGTGGTGGCGGCGGTGGATATGATTGGAATGTTAGCGTTACCGGAGCTAGTGAAACAATAGCTAGCGGCGATACTGTTGCATTTACTGGGCTAGGAAATAATTCTGTATTTTATGATTTTTCCACGAATACAGTTAGTATATCTGGTGACATAACCACTGTAAGCGGATATCTACAGGGACAGATAACAACTAATCAGAATGAAATATTAAATAATGATAGCAATATATCTGATTTACAAACAGCTACAGGTTTACTTGATACAGATGTTCAGGCTTTACAAACGGCAACTGGACTTCTAGACTCCGACGTTCAAGCTCTGCAAACTGCAACCGGACTTTTGGATTCTGATGTTCAAGCTTTGCAAACTGCAACTGGACTTCTGGATGCCGACGTTCAGGCGCTTCAAACCGCAACTGGACTTCTGGACGCTGACGTTCAAGAACTACAAACCGCAACAGGTTTGTTAAATGCAGATGTAGCCGCTAATACAGCAGCAATATTGACTAACGATAGTAAAATATTTGATTTAGAAACAGCCACGGGTTTACTTGATGCAGATGTCCAAACATTATCGGGTTTGGTTTACGAGCCTTGGTCTATTAATGTAACCGGAAACATAGACGCTATTGCAAGTTCCGAAACCGTCCTCTTTACTGGAACTATTGAAAATACCATTCTATATAGTTCCGCTAGTAATACTGTAAGGGTAGATGCTACTAGTAATTTAAGAACTATCAATTTCAGTGTTGATGGTGGCGGCTCGGTTATTTCCACCGGAGTAAAAAGATATAGTTGTAGAAGTCCATATGCTGGTAATATTACAGGCTGGGAGATAGCTGGCGGTGAAACTGGTATTGTAACTTTTGATATTTGGAAAACAGATTATTCTACCGTTCCTCAAGTAGGAAATTCAATTGTAGGATCTGATTATCCTAAATCTACAGGTTTGCAGTTCACTTCTTCTACAGACACTAGTTTAAGCGGTTGGGATAGAGCTTTTAATTCTGGAGATATCTTCGCTATCGTTATCAATAATGATCTTGAAAACTTTACCCAGATTGATTTCTGTATTAAATATAAAGAGGTATCGCCTGGCGCCACTGGATGGCTACCAGTATAAGGAATATAATATGAAAACAATGCATCAATATAAGTACATATCACAAGCGGCTGAACATAAGTGCAGGCTTGTTTGTAATAATGTAGATGCTTCTAAATTTGATGTAATAGAAGCGGATTATCTGATCGCTTTAGAGGGATCAAATTCTGATCGTGATGATTTATTGGAAAAATTAGATTGTATGAACCAATGGTTTGAAGATCAAATTCCAGAGTATTTACTTGGTGTTCCTGACGATTGGTTAGTAAGTTCGGACCTTATTATTAAACAAGGATTATAATGGCTTATCAACATTATTATATAGATAGTAGCATAGGCGGCTTCACTGGTGCTGGCACAAAGGCAGATCCCTATGGCAGTCTTGATTATGCATTTGAACAGAATCCGACTCTTCCAGTTACAACAATTAATGTATTTAACATAAAAAACGCTACTAAAGGTTCTCCCGAAGTCGTTACTTCTGGACTTCCTACAGGTGGTACTGTTAGCGCTCAGGGGCTGATTTGTCCATATGTAACTGACGAATTTGACACTACGGGGTTGGCTTATTTAGATTTTGGAACTGGTCAATACTGGACAGATATTAATCTTGATTGGTTTAATTTTAAATATATTCATTTTTCTGGTGGTGACGGATCAGATGGATATAGATTGATAGGCGATCTCGACAATAATATAAATTTTTATGATTGTGTATTCCGAGGTTCCTATATAATTGGAGATAATAGTCATACTTTTGAAAGATGTAAATTTTTAGACATGAGACCCACAGCTAACTTTTTAAGGGCAACTTCGGCAGGTAGAGTTTTGGATTGTTTTTTTGAAATTAGTGGTAACAGTGTAACTTCCGACCTTATTCGCTCTAATAATGTAAATGGTTGTGTATTTGTTATTGACGGAAGTACAAATGATTGCATAGGCAATACTGCATCCGTAGCCAATTGGCAGCACAACACTTTCTACTATAAAAATGGATCTACAGGAAATCGCAGAGCAATGGAAGTAGATGATATATGTACATGCCAATACAACTATATTGAGGGAGCAGGCCAAGCCTTTAGAATTCAAAGTGCCTGTAAACATTTTAAAGTTCAAAACAATGTTTTATTTAATGTTAGTTCGGTTTCTGGTGGAGATATTAATGCTATAAATACAGCGGAAATTGGTGGTGTCGGCGCAAACACAATAACTTTAGGATCTTCTGCGTTGACAGATCCAGAAAACGGAGATTTTTCACTCACTCAAGATTATAAAGATCAAATAGGAATTACATTTATTGAAACCAGCATAGCAGATAGCTCTGTGACTTCTGAAAGATATGCTGGATCACCGCTTGGATTTCCTGCTGGAAGTGGCGGGGCTTCAGAACATTCATTTATAAGTTTTAATTAGAGGTAAAAATGTTATTTGGCGATGGGGCAATATCAGAAACTCCTATAAGTGCATTGGCAGACGAGTCTGTTTTCACTTTACCGGTTTCTGTTATTAAAGATATTCCTGTGGAGACATCGCCTTTTTATTCTATAGAACCAAAAAAATTAGTATGGACTATAGGATGCGAAGATCCAAATTTATGGAGCTTTAGTAAAGAAAGCGCTTGTTCAATTACTAGTTAGGTAATAATATGACTTTATCAAAAATTGGAGTAACGGAAGGTCAAGATGCTTATATCTTGGTTGACTTGATTGGTGGAACTGGGTATCCTGTTTCAAAGATGATAATTGGAACAGAAGGTGTTAATGAAGGTTTTGTTGATGAAAACAATCCCGTTCCTATGTATTCGTCTCAAAGTAAAACAGCCTTCAATGATACTTTAGTTGCACAGCAAACAGAACAAGTAAGTTTAAATTTTACTTATGAAATAAATCCAGAAATTGTTTTTGATTTTACTTTTGGTCAGGCTACTAATATTTCAGAAAGCGGCAGGTTGAAAATTTCTGCCGGACCTACTTCAAATTCTATTGGCGCTGTTGTGAGCAGGAGAACGCTTAATTACAGGCCGGGCCTTGGCGCTAGTGCTAGATTTACTGCTGGGTTTACAACAGGTGTTTCAGGAACTAATGCTGGGTCAAGTGCTGGTTTAGGAACAGAAGAAAATGCATTATTGTTTAATTACAAAGATGCCACGATGAACATTCTTCACAGAAGACATGGCCAAAGAGATTCACATTTATTAGATTTTACCACAGGCTCTGATAGCTCAAGCAATATAGTTGTGACTTTGGATGGAACTCCTGTAACTGGATCTGTAACAAATAATGGCAGTCTAACGGCGGATACCGCCTCTGAATTTGTTAGCGGTCTAAATACTATAGACTTGCTAGTTGCTGGCTATCAAGCTTTCAATTTTGGAAATCATGTACAATTTATTGCTTTGAGAACGGGTCCAAAGACTGGCGTTTTTGATGTTGATTTTGGTACTAGCAATGCTACAGGTGTTTTTTCTCCGACTTCTACAGGGGTTCTTGCGCAAGAAACTTTAATACCTCAAAATACTTGGAATGGTGATAAAGCAGACGGAACACAATTTTTACCAAACATAGATTGGTCATTTGGAAATGTTTTTGAAATAAGATATCAATGGCTTGGTTTTGGCAATATGGAATTTTTTGTAGAACATCCAGACAAAGGAACTTTTGTAAAAGTCCATGATATTCATTATGCTGGCTCAAATAATATTCCATCTCTTGGTAATCCAAATCTTCCAATTATTTATGTTGCGGGTAATGGCTCTACGTCTGACACAGTTGAAATATTTGGCAGTTCGGCTGCTGCATTTTTAGAAGGTGGAACAAAGTTAATTAATCATATCAATAAGAAAAGTGTTTCTGCTACAGAAACTATAGGAACTTCAGAAGAGCCAATAATAGCATTTTGTATGCCGCAATTTTATAAGGGAAAAACAAATCAATCTATAGCAGAAGTTATAAGATTGGTTTTGACTTCAAATAATATTGGCGAATTTAGGATATACAAAGGGACTGATTTTGATCCTATTTATTTAGAAGGAAATACAACTTGGGTGGCTGCTACTGATAACACTATGCTTTTAAGCACTTCTGTAGATGGATTTACCGGTGGAACTTTGCAGAGTGAATTTAGATGTAATGATATAGTAAACATAGCTCCATCAGTAGCGGAAGTAGAAATTTTTGATATTCAACCCGGAGAGATGGTGGTAATATCTGCCGTAGCTGATCAGGGTAGTGTTAAATTTGGCTTAACTATGAACTGGGCAGAAAATAAATGATAAATGGAAATTTAATTTTATATTTTTATTCTCAGACTCCTTTATTGGATATTCCTAGCAATAGAACTTGGTGTATTCAAGGAGACAGTATTTTAACTTGGACGTTAGAAGAAGAACTTTCAACATGGACATTAAATTGGTGTGGTGAATAATGGCAGTTACAGCATCCGACATAGTAATTTACGCTAGTCAAGAAAAACCTAAAAATGACACTGCTACAGCCGGAGGCGATATAAACACTAGCCTGCGTGTTACCTTTACAGACATAGTTGCTACTGATGTGGTTGAGCTTTTTAGTTCTGATAACTCAGATTCTGGAAATGTTGTTATTACTGGAAGAAACGCTGCCGGAATTCTATTAAATGAAACAATAGCTGTTAGTGGCACTACTACAGTTTCTGGATCTCAGCAATTTGAAAGAATTATTTCCGCTATTTATCCATCACCTTCTGGAGATATAACATTAAGAGATGCTAGTACAGACGCATCCATAGGTATCATATATAATAACGAATCAGGATTTGAAAGAATATTCTACGATGCCACAGCGAATCAAGCTGGCGGTGATGATAAGATATTGTATGAAAAGGTTTTTGTAAGGAATAATAACGCATCCACCGCTTTAAATACTGTTACTGTTGGTGAAGTATCAACCGGTCTTTATACAATAATTCAGTTTGGTCTAGAGGAAATAAAGCAGAGTTCTGAGACTACAATGAATAGAACTATTGCTCCTACTGGTGTAAATATATTTGGTGATAATGCGAGTAGTGGCCTTCCGCAGGATGGATTTTTAACCCCTTTAGATTATCAAGGGGTTTGGTTAAAATTAACATTAGAAGACGGTGCTTCTACTTCTAATAGTTTTTATAGATTACAAATAGATGGAGTATCAGCATAATGCCTACGCCTTTAACAGTAGAATTTATTGGATCAAGAGCCGATGCCGCAGAGGCTATCACTAACTACACAGCGACTAAGATTACTGGTGGTGGTGCTGGTCCGAGTGAGGCTTTAGCTTCTTTGTTTAAACAAGGCAGTGCTGCTATAGCTATGGATTATCCATCAGCTTCTAAATTGCAATTTTTACATTTTGACGATGGTGGTACTACTAGCTTTGACTTTACTTCTGGTGGTGCAAACGAAGGTCAGCTTATTTGGGTCTGGGGCAATGCGCTTCTCGCTCCCACTTCAACTGGAACCATAACTAGTACCGCTAGAGGCGGTTTCGGCGTTGTTATTACAGACAATGCTAATATTTCTAACTCTTGGGCGACTTGGACGTTTTATGGTGCAGAAAACTATCCGGGCGGTTTTCAAAAAATGGTTATAGACCCGACTACACGCCCCACTCAGTCTGGTGGTACTTTTGCAGCAAGCAGCCTATCTAATATTCGCGGTATTGGCATTTTCTTTGTAGCCGATAGCAACGCGAAAGGTGGTGCTGATGCTGCTATTGTTGATGCTATAGATGTTGGGTCTGGATTAAGAATTTTTGGTTCGGGAACTCGTGACGCTGGGTTTAAAGATTTAAGAGATGCCGATGAGGGGACTGATAACAATCAATATGGGGCTATTAAAAACCTAGATTCAGACGGTCAGATTGTGCAATATCAAGGATATCTAGAAATAGGAAGCGGTGTTAACGCTTATACTTCTTTTGATGATATTAATACAGTTGTTGCATTTAATAATCCTAAGTATATAGATACTTCATCGACCATTCAATTTGTTAATAGTATCCCAACAAACTTTCAAAAAATAAACATTGTTGGTAATTCTACGTCTGGAACTTTTGTGAATCTTGGCGAAAAGGTTGGCGATGGTGACTCTGCTAGAGGGAGAAATGGTATTATATTTCTTGGCAATAATGATTACGATTTATCTTTTAATTTTAATGATGGTAATGTAGATAGTTGTTTGATATATGGCTCAACGATAAGAAATTTTAATGGCGAACTAAATTGGTTTAGTGCTGTTAGCGGTGACGAATTTATTGGATCTGTTATTGATAGTTCAGAGCAATTTAACGCTAGCAGCGGTGTTGAAATAAGAAACTCAACATTTCAAAACTATAGTGGTGATCGTGCTGCTATTATTTGGAATAGCGGTTATGATATTAAAAATAGTAGTTTTATTGCAAATCTTGGAAGCGGTGCTATTGAGCATCCATTCTGTTAATAATAAAGGTAAAAAATGGCCACACTAACAGACTTAACTCTAACTGGTGATGCTACAATTGGCGGTGCTGTTCAGCACGATGCTGGGTCTACCCCTCCATTTTACACACATTGTAATGATGATCCAGATAGTAGTTCTTCAGACTGGGTTTCTAATAATACCAGTAATACTACTACTCAGGCTTGGTTTTCTTTGAGTGATGTTGATTCAGATTTTTCTTCTATGGATACTCTAGGTATCAGGGTTGAAAAGGAGGCCCAATTTGTACCCGGTGGTGCAGGCTCCTGTACAGCCCAGATATATGATGCTGATAATGATACTACTAATCCTTTAACAGATCGTCAAACAGTTGCTACTACGGCAGATGGTATTAAGAATACTGCTAATTTTTCTTTTGGCAGTTTAGCAGGAACTAAAGCCCAGTGGGATGATGCTTACATAGTATTTACTTGGTCTGGATTGGCTAATGGTCAAACATTTAGAATATACGGAACCAATATTACAGGGACTTATACGCAAGGCGCTGGCGGTGCTTGCCCAGTAGAAGGCCCATATGTCTACGATAACTTACAATTTGCAGCAAATTCATTTGATATTAACAGCAGTTCTACAGAAGCTAATGATATAACAATTCAAGCCACCAACACTGCTAATCCAGCCACTGCTATCAGCGGAAATGTTGATAGCACTATAACTATTGAAAATACAGTGCAATTAACCCTCACGGATATTGTAGTAGGTTCTGAGGTTAGGATATATAAAACTGGTAAAAATCCACCAGAAGAGCTAGCTGGTATTGAAACAGAAGATGACGGAACCTTTGTATATAACTATAACTATACGGGTGATTTTAGTGCTGATATTGTTGTAGTAAATAATGATTATGTGTATTTCAGACAAAATGATAATATTTTAACTGCCAGCCCTAACACAATTAAGATAAATCAAGTATTTGATAGAAACTACGAAAATCCAAGTTAAAAGGTGTATTTATGAGTGAAAAGCAAAAAAACATACAATATGGCTTTATCAACACATTCTCTCCAGATCCAGATCCATTGACTTGTTCTGACGAGAAATGTGGTCGTTCAATTCTGTTTATGAACAAATGCTTCATTGATCAAGAAACCGGTTATTTTTATTGTGAAGAATGCGGCAAGTGTAAGAGATACGAACGAAAAATGAAATTGCGCCGAGAGGCGCTAGGTATACCTGAAACAAAAATTAATGGAGAATAGAATATGGCAATTATCACAGATCCTGACAATCTAGACAGGTTGCAGGTATTGGTTGACTATTATAATCAAAAAATTGCTATTCAACCTGTCCGCTCATCTCTTCCTAAAGTCTCATATAATACTTTGGCAGAAACAGGCGTAGGTAGAACGCAAGGCGACCAAGCTTATCCTTACAGATTTCAAGATACCACTAGAAACTTTTCTAGTTCTGGTGTTGTTAGTGGGGATATATTAGTTGTTCTCAATGGTCAAAATATCAATCACTGGACCATTACGGGTTTGGTTGGAACTACTGGTCTTTTAGTAGAAGGTCCGGCAGGAGAATCTTTTGGCGCTACTGGTGAAACAGATATTAACTATGCAGTTGTTAGTGGTACTGGAGGTACTGTTACTGACGGTGCTACGTTGCAGGCTGTTTACTCTTTTCTTAAAGAAGAATGGAAGACTCAGGGCGCTGGTTTTGTTGACTTGATTCAGTTCGTATTTCCTCTTGAGTCTATCACGAGAGAGCAATTTGAAATTGGTGGTCCGACTCATGCAGACTGGAACTGGAGAGATGACGATACAAGAAACTTGATTCGTACTGGTGGATGGGCTGCAATTAGTTTGGCAGGTCAAACTCTTCAGAGATACGCTGGAGTTATTACTCTGGGTGCTTTGGATTCTGATACTCAAGTTTATTATCAGCAGGTAGATTCAACTTCTGGAACTCCTACAGATCCTAGAAACTTTGTATTGACCGGACCTGTAAACCAAGCTATTTTGGTTTCTGGAGACGGAGGCGCAGACCTTCGTAACTTCTTGACAATTTATGCTCGTAAAAAGGGCAAATCATACGCTCAATCAGAAATTGCAGATATTGGTGTTAGTCAGTTAGAAACTATTGTTAATAGATTTCCTGTTACGCATACTGACGACCCAGCTATCGTTGATTCAGATGGAGATCTTGCTGGCGGTAATAAAGTTTACCAAACAGGTACTATCTTGTTTACTGCTGCCGATGCTGATACGTCTGCTAGTGCAGCTACAGCACAAGAAAATACATTTACGGTGACTTTTGACGCTGGCGACCTTGTTGGCTCAGGCGTTACCACAAAAGACTTTGTTAGGCTTCAAGGCGCTGATGCGGCTATAAATGACGATTTCTTTGAAGTTATTTCTGTTGATAGTGCCACTCAGCTTACTTTGTTGCAAGAGCCTACTGTTGCTGTTCCAGCAGAAACAGACATTACAGCTACTGTTTATAGCAGAAGAAGAGCTAACGAAAGAAGTGATGGTCGTTTACAGAATATTGGTGGTTCAGATCTTTCTGGTACTCTTAACAGTGATACTTCAGACTTCTCTGGATCTGGCGTTGCTGCTGGAGACATTGTTGGAATTCTTGCTTCTGGATCTACTTCGGTAGAAGGCAATGTTGGTACTTATAAGGTTCTTAGTGTTACTGATGGTACAAATGTTGTTCTTGATACACAAGATCAACCATTCCCAACAACACAAACTGCTGCCGATTACAACTTTGAAGTTTATCGTGCTGGTATGTACCTGCAATATAAAAAAGAAGTTGCAACTACTATTCCAGCGCACACTATCCAGTTTATCGGAAACGACATTATATCTTCTGGTGCTACTCCAATTAACTTTACTAACTCTGGATATGTCGTCGGTGGTATTATTAGAGTTGGCAGTGCGGAAGATGCTGGAAACGATGGTTCTTATGTGATTACAGGTATTGTAAATGGTGAGGGTACTAATTCTACTCTGCTTACTGATAATACTTTCACAAACAACGTTCTTGATACAACCGCTATTTTGAGTGGTGAAAATGGATTTATCAGAAGTCCTCAAAATACAGCATACAGCTTTAACTGGAGACTGTTTGGAAATAATGGTACTTTGGCCAACTGTTTCCAATGGCTACAGAAACAGCTTCGTCGTGGTTTCGCTACTGATCTTAACGACGGAGACTTTAGAACTGTGGCTGATATCAGTACGGCAAGCGGTGTTTTCCGTGGTGATATTACAGAACTCTTAATGAGTTTTGCTTCTCCAAACGGTACTACATTGAACTTGTTCATTGACGATCTCAATGCAAACGATAAAAACAATGTAACCTTTGAAGATATACTTGGTAATAGCAGAAACTTTGCTTTCTTGTCTATCATTTCCATTACTGTTAATGCTAACCTTCTTGATGATTCTGCAACGAAGATTGTTGTATTCTTTACCAATGATGATGCTGGTGATAACACTGGTCGTGATTACGGTACTGACGAAGCAATCATTGTTCAAGATACTTCAAATAATGATATGGTTTCAAATGATCCATCGGCATCTCCGATTGATTTTGAATTTGACTTTGATAATAATACGCAAAGAGGTGCGGCTTCTGCTGGCGAAAATGCCCCAGTGACGATTGTTGCTATCGGGCTAAATACCGCTCAGTACGTTTCTACCGCAGGTACGGTAACAAGACAGTCTACTAATGTATTCTCGCTTGTATCCGCACTTGAAAGAAACTATAGCAACACCTAAAATTATATTTAAAACTTATTCAATCCTGCTCCTATATAATATAGGGGCAGGTTTGTTTTAATACAATAGTTAGTAGGGAATAGCATATGACACATTTAAATACAGGCTCGGTGCAAATACCCCCAGATAGCACTGGAAAAAAAATAAGCACGACCGAAAGGACATTGCTATATTTTGACACTTTGCAGTCTGGAAAAGTATTTCAGGTTGGCGATGTCGTTACAACCGATGCTGGAGCGCAAGGCACAGTTGAAGGGGTCAATACTGCTGGTTTTAGTGCTAATGAAGGCGCTTTATATTTAAGCGATACCTCTGGAACTTTCGCAGATGATGCGCAATTAAAAGTTGGTGGCGTTTATTTCGCCAATGTAAATTTGACTTCTGGAGAAGGCCAGCCTGTCACGACATACTATATACAAAACCAAGTTTTGGTTGATGGAATGAACCCTGAAAGAAGGGCTGGAGTAACAGACCAAAATGAACTTAAAGTAACACTCCCTGACGGAAGTTTGGATAGTAATGATGCACTGCAAACTTTAGATTTAACGGTTGCTAGGGCTTTTAATTTTGATTATGTTGTTAATAGTCCTGATCCGGGGCTTGTTTCTGTTGTGATAGGATTAAAGTACAATAATGGCGTTAATATAGGTTCTGGTTTTACTGTTGGTGATACAGTTCAAGGTCAAACAAGCGGTGCTTAATACAGTTCAAGGTCAAACAAGCGGTGCTTATGGCGAAGTTTTGTCCACAGACACATCTAATAGTATTTTATATATTAAAAATGTGGTTCTTCCTACAGAGACGAACTTTTCAGTGGGCGAAACTATAAAGAATATGGATTTAGACACAATAGAAAGTTGCGAAGTCGTGTCTAGTGCTACTCATATTGGCAATCAAACCACGAGGGCTTTAGAACTTTCAACCGGAGGGGCTACTGCTGGGCTAAAAGCCAAACAGTCTACTCATTTCTACACTCCTTTGAGTAGAGGTACGAATACAGAATTTCAATTTGCAGTTGCTACTACAGAAGAAACTCCGGCTGTAACCAGAAGGTTTGGCGTTTACAATGAAGACCAAGGTTTTTATTGGGAAATATTAGAATCTAATGGAACTAATACTGATTTTGATATTAGCGGTGGTTTAGATACGGGTGGAAATACTGTAATTTGCGTTGGACACAGAACTAATAGTAGTGGCTCTACAGTTAATACAGTAGTTGAGCAAGGTGATTTCAATGTTAATTCTCTTAATGGAACTGACAACCAAGCCTTTACTATAGACATAACAAGAATAAATAATTATTTCATAAGTGTTCCGAATGATGGTGTCGGCGTTGCTGAATTTGGCGTTTTTAATGATAGAGGCGAAAAAATTGTAGCGCACAGGTTTGTATTCTCTAATAATGCGAGTTTCCCAAGAAACCCAAACCCGATTAGCTCTTTACCATTCAATGCAGAAGTTATCAACAATGGTGCTGGAACGCCTGCACAGTCTACAACTATCAAAATAAATAAACTTACTGCTTTTAGATATTCAAATGAAACAGAACAACCCTCATTTAATCATGCAAACGCTCAAAGAGATGTAAGGGTTATAGATTCTACTGTTGGCGAAATTCCTATTATGGGAGCTAGGGCAAAAACAACATTAATAGACAGAGAATTTAACGCTGCAACAGCAGTAAATTCTGGAACTGACACAATAACTTTGAAAAATCATGGGCTAGTAAATGGAACTCCTGTTTTTTATCAAAATAATGGCAACACAGATGTAGCGGGATTAGAAGATTATGGTATTTATTATGCTATAACACTTGATGACGATAGCTTTAAATTATCGTCCACTTATACTGGCGCTGTTGTTGATGCAGAAGCGGTGGATATAACTTCTACTGGCCTTGGAACTCATAAAATTGTTGGACTAACAGACGGTCCTGCGATAATTAGATTGAGAAAGAATAGTGCCGCTGCTGATATGGAATGGAACAACCACAATGCAGACAGAAGTTCTACTCAGTGGGGCGACGGTGCAACCGGCTTTAGAATCAATAAAGTCGTTGGTGTTGTTCTTGGTGGTGCAGGCTATAGTTCTGGAGATTTACTAGAATTTGACGCTGGGATTAAGAATCACAGAGAAGCTGTTATTGAAGTAGTTGAACATAATGCGGGTGCAATAACCAGAGTAAGAATAGCACCTACGGGTTATGCAAATGGAGTCGAAGCTGATGGCTCTAGCAATGCAAATTATGGCTCCTATAACGGCAAATTTACCGCAGCTTTGATAGGTCATAAGCCTAGTGGTGCAGGATTTTCTGATACGACCGGCAGCGGTGCATTTTTTGGAACTGCCGTTGACTGGGGGCATGGCTTCTGGTGGAACAGTATATACGGACAATGGTTTGATTTTGAACTAGACGACAAAAATAGCCATCTTGGTAAAGAAGATAATCTAGATTTGTTTTTTCAGCAAAAATATTATAGCGACGGTGTTCACAACATAGTTTTAACAGCAGAAGCTCAAGCGGATAAAAAATCAGTTCATTTAACAAGTAACCTAAATTGGGATGAGATTATCTAATGTTGCTATGGCAGATGTTTGGAAATGATTACTGGACATTGTACCACAAAGTAACATTTGATGGGCCTAATAGATGTATTATTGTAAATGATGGAGAGTCTTTAATAAATATTCAAGACGATGTTTATTCGGCTTGGAAAGAATGGAGTAGACTAAGACAAAATTTAAAATTTGTACCAGCATTAAGAACGGTTGGTGGTGACCCTACGGTTGCTGGTAACTTTCTTGGCGCTACATTTTTTACAATTAATAATTGGCAAATACTAATATCAGACAGTACAGAATTTGTAGGCAATATATTTTCTGATGATTTAGCAACGCCATTTAAGACAGAAGATGATGTTAAACTAGCACAGGCTCAAGTTTCAAACTTAATTGATAAAATAGCACCAAGCACCGGAGACTTGATAGCTGCGGGCATAGCGACAACAACAGATATTGACACACAAACAACAACATTACAAACAACATTGCCTACGGGCATTATAAACGAACTAAATACAACACAATACGACGGTGTGCCTTTTGGCGATATTATGGACATATTATTGTCAATGGCGCAAGGGAAAATTACAGAGAGCAGTAGCGGGGTGTTTGAATTTTACGCACAAGACGATTCAACCATTTTGTATACACTAACTAAATCAGGCAATCAAAGACTGAGAAGCTAATGACAACAAACTTAACTTCTGTTTCAACTTTCGGCTGGTATTCTAGCCCAGAATCTACAGATTCTTTAGTTGGAATTTCTACTTTTGGATGGTATCCATCAACAGTAGTTCCAGAAGTTGGCGTTACGGTTGTAGCTTCATTCCCTATAGAAATACAAACTAAAATTTCATCTATAAATAATCTTCCAATAGATATTATAGGCGAAACAAGATTTTGGATACTTGACAGAAGAGGAACTTTATGGCGAGTGCCTGAACGGGGTAACGATTGGTGCGTAGCTGGAAAACCGGATAACGTTTGGATTATTAATCCTAGAGATGGAATTTGGTAATTTTATAAAAATGGTGTAGGTTATAACATATGTCAAACATAACAGCAAATCAAAGACTTTGTAAGCAGCCAGCAGAAAAAAGAAAATTTTCTATGGACTTTTCTAATTTGTTGGCTACTGGAGAAAGTATAACTACTATTTCTAGCGTAACGTCTGAAGAAATAGATGGTGGCGCAAGCGATTTGGTTATCACTGGACAAACACTCAACGGTGCGAGCGTTGAAATGTTTATTGAGTCTGGAACTTCAGGAAAAACTTATAGAGTTGAAATTACGGTTAATACAAACGGGTCGCAAATATTACAAGGCGATGGCATACTTTACGTTTCAGATAGGTAAAATAAATGGCTAGTTGGCAAAATACAAGCTTATTAATGTTGAGAACTATGCTAAACGATGCTGGTTGCGGAGAGGGTACATATCCCACCAACAGGCTAGAGCAGTTACTTATAACGGCTGCATATTTTCTCCCCATTGATGTTAATTTCAATTCTTCGTATGTTGTAGATGTTGAGGCTTATACAATTACGCCAGATCCCATCGGGCAAAGTGATGGGACGGATTTTATAAGTTTAATGGTGTTAAAAGCAGCTTGTATTGCTGACGAAGGCAACTTTAGAAACAAAGCATTGTTACAAGGTGTTACTGCAAGATGCGGTCCTGCCGTTTTGCAGACTAGTAACTACGGGCAATATTTGAAAGAGCTTTTAACTAATGGTCCATGTAAAGTATATGAAGAATTAAAAGACGGTTACAATTTCGGGTACGAAAGCGGTGGCATCTTAAAGGCTGTTATGTCTCCTTTCGTTTCCAACGATTTTTATCCTCCTATGGGCGATAGCGGGGATCAAGGAGGACAGGCTCCTCAGAATGTTTATTGGTTTTAAAACTAACTGGAGAAAAATAAAATGACTATAATTTATCAACCTAAAGGCCCAGCCACCGAACACAAGGAAGGTACTATATATGTATCTGCCCCTAGAGGTTCTACATCAGGCCAATGGGTTAGTGCTAATTACACAATAGATACTTATGTATCAAATCTTCCTACTACGGGAGAGATCAATGCTAAGTATGATGGAAGATTTACTGGATGTCCTCCTTGTATCTAAAATAATATGAATGCTTTTTCTGGTATAATAACCTCAGATTTTAAACAATTATTTACAGATGCTATATCTGCGCTTCTGTATGATAACTCATGCACTTTGCCATGTACTTTGTATTATGGTATCACTAAATATGAAGATTGTTCAAATTGCATTTATGATCCGATAGGGCAGAAGTCATCAAATAGATTCCAAAGTGGTGGACAAGTTCCCTTTCCTTTTGGTACTATATGCCCTATGTGTGACGGTCAAGGCAAAAGAGGGGTTGAATCCACTGAAAACTTAAACTTGATGATTATTTTTGATAGCAAACAATTCTTTAATGCGGGGCAAGTTGCTAATCCAGACGGCATGGTTCAAGTAGTAACCTTTTCAGATAGAGCTTCAAAGCTAAAAAGAGCAAAAGAAATAATAGTAACTACAGACAATATTACTTCAAGATACGAAAGAGTATCAAGTCCAACACCTTGCGGGCTAGGAAACGGTGACTTTGTAGAATGTATGTTTAGGAGTGTTTAATGACTATTGAAGCCCGTATTGAGGTAGATACCAAAAATTTTGCTAGGGATATAAATAGGGAAATAATAAGAATTCTTATATCCAGAATGCCGTCTATCGTAAAAAATATTAAAAGCCGACTCTCTCCTGAAGTCGCTGCTGCATTAAGAACTTCTCCAGTATATAATCAATTAGTTTCAGGCGGTCGTCTATTGGGTGAGTTGGGCTTACCTAATCCGTCTGACATAGATGATATTATCGAAGCATGGGCTGAGAATATAGGCGTCAGTTATAATAAATCTAAGGGTAAATTTGGTGCTATTGAAATTGGTATCATTGAAGACTCTTATGCTGATGTCTTATCCTTGCCTCAAGCATCGTTTATATATTCTTCAAAGTTTGGTCCTAAATCTATAGATTGGCTACGTTGGTTGCTTCTTGAAGGTCAATCTGTAATTGTTCAGGGTTATGTTTTTGAAGATTCTAATAAAGGAAGGACTGGTTTGGGAATTATGACCAAATCGCAAGGAGGATGGAGTGTCCCAGCAAGGTTTGCGGGCGATGCCGACGATAATTTTGCTACAAGATCACTCCAAGATATTGAAAAAGTAATAGATGATATTGTTCGTCAAGAAATTACGAAGGGACTAAAATAATGCCTACTTCAGATTACACAAGGCTGAATTCATTTGTATCACAAGTTGGTGATACATTGTTGATGTCTCAGCTTGAAACTAATTTAAAAACTTATTTAGATTGGGGTCTTCTGGGTATAGGTTCATTTACTAACGTGTCAATACCAACTTCGGGGGCATATGGTGGAACATTTGACAGACTGCGACTTGTTGATGATCCAGCATATACTCTAGGACAAGTTTGGGAGACGCCTAGAAAAGACTGGGTTTGGGAGACTGGTACAGACTACTCAACCCAGCCTACACAGATTAGTGGGGTATTCGTTAATGATACTCTGTACACTACTGGTGATGCTACTTTTGGGCATCATTATAACTATCCTCTAGGAAGAATTGTTTTTGATTCTGCTATTAATAATGTGAGTAGAGTTCAAATGAATTACGCTTACAGAAATGTTCAAACATATGTAGCAGATCAGGCTCCTTGGTGGCAAGAAATTCAATACGATTCATACAGGGTTGAGAATTTTATTGGCTCTGGAGAAGAGAGAATTTTATCAAACCATAGAGTTCAACTTCCTGCGGTGGTTATTGAAGCAGTTCCAAAACGTACATTTAGACCTTACGAATTGGGGAATAGTTCAAATTTTGTATACCAAGATGTGAATTTTCATATAATTGCAGAATCCAGATGGTGGAGAAATCAATTAATAGATATTATCTCATTTGAGAAAGACAAGGTTATTTGGTTATACGATAATAATCAGATCGCAGATGTTACAGGATATCCTTTAGATTATAGGGGTACTCCGGTATCCAATCCTATGATGTATCCTACTTTTGTTGAAGATTATAGGTTTAATAAAGCCAGATATTCTAACATGACAGTAACAGATATGAGCGCTCCTACAAGTAGATTATATATGGGTGTTGTTAGAGCTACTTTTGAGATAATTATGTCTTAGAATTTATACTTTTGGTGTATTTACTAATGAGAAAAACCCCGTTTTAAATACAAAAAACAACTTTTTCATTTATTTAGGAGAAGATAATAATGGCTAATAATAGAATTTTCTATCCTGCCCAGCAGGTAGCCTTCAGAAAGCCTGGCACTACGACTTGGAGAGAAGTTCACGGTGCGCAGTCTGTTTCTGTTGCGACTACCTTCAACTTGGAGCAGGCTTTTGAATTAGGCCAGTTGGCTATCTATGAGAATATTGAAGGTATTCCAACTGTCGATATTACACTTAACAAGGTTTTGGATGGCTATCCGCTAGTTTTCCTTTTGGCGGCTGCTTCTGATGCTGTTGGGTCTAACCTCGCAGGTCCATCTTTGGCTGAAAGAGCAGTAGCAGAAACCATCATGCAATTGGGCATCTGGCCAGAAACCAATGAGGCTGCTGATGCCTCACCTTCTACATATGTAGAAATGTCTGGTTTGACTGTTCAATCTGTTTCTTACAACTTCCCAGTTGAAGGCAACTTCACAGAAGATATTACCTTGCAGGGTAACAATCAGGTTTGGGATACTTACACTGGTGGTGATGAGCCTTGGGCTTTGGACACCTTTGCTGGTCAATTTGGCGGCAATAACGACTCCCCAATTGGTTCTGGCGGTGTAAACCAAAGACAAAATATTACGTTCGCTACTAGCGATGCTCAATCAGCAGATGCTGACTACACGATCTTGCCTGGCGACATCTTTGGTGTTAACGCTTCAGGTTATGATCCAAATAACTTTGTACACTTGCAGAACATCACTGTTTCAACTGACTTGGCTCGTGAAGATTTGTTTGAATTGGGCATCAGAAGCCCTTACGCCAAGACTGTTACTTTCCCAGTGGAAGTTACCAGTGAATTTGAAGTAATTACTGTCAGTGGTGATCAAGTGAATGCTCTTGATAACGTAGTTGGTGGCGCGCAATGTACTGAGCCTTCTAACTTGACTGATCGTAAGATTAGAATTGCAACCTGCGAAGGTACTAGAATTTACCTCGGAGAAAAGAACAAGCTTGCATCTGTCAACTATGGTGGAGGAGATGCTGGTGGAGGAAATGTTACAGTAAGTTACTCTTACTCAACATTCAATGACTTCACAGTTCTTCACTCTGGTGACGACTTCAATGCTCTTGGCCAAACTTGGTGGGGAACAAGAAGTGGTTACTTGGGTGCTGTTACTCAAGGCTCTGCCTAATTATAAGATATTGAGATTGGGGGCAATTCGCCCCCGTCTCTTTTTTAGGATTTTGTATATGGACCCCTCTCTTAAAAGATCTGTTGTTAATAGGATAATTACTGGTATCTTTTACTTAGATATCAATGGTCAAGTCTACAGATATTCTAATCCCACCCAAGAGCAAATCGCTCTTTCTGAATTGGTCTACCAACAAACCCTTAACGATTCAAAATACAACGGTTTGTTAAATAGAGACAATCTTAAAAGATACCTAGCGAGACAGGGTATATGGACAGAAAAAGACAAAGCACTCACTGAAGATTATAACAAGCTTTTAGATGATTTAAAGATTCAGCTTTATGAAGCGCTTATAAACACCGATAAACAAAAAACAATCAGAAGAAATATTAAAAATTTAAGAAAACAAGCCCACAAACATTTGATCAAGCAATTTACTTTAGATCATATGACGTTGGAATATCATGCAGAAGAAATCAGAGATCAATTTTTAACTTCTTTATGTATACAAGATATGATGGGCAACCCTCTATATACTTATGAAAACTTTAAGGAAATAAAAGATTTTCTAGTTATAAATCGCTTTACTGAGTATATAGCATCTTCAATTCTTTCAACTTCAGATTATAGAGAGATATCAAGAACAGAGCCATTTAGAAGCATATGGAGCCTATCTAAATCTAACTTGTACGCATCAGACCCTGTAGAATGGACTGACGATCAGAAAGCCCTTCTTACTTACTCTAAGATGTATGATAATGTGTATGAGCATCCAGAGAGGCCAGATGAAAGTGTTATTAAAGATGATGACATGCTAGATGGTTGGTTTGTTAAACTCAAAAGAGAAAACGAAAAAGCAAGACAGCAAAAAGAAGCTAACAATCTATATAGTAATGATGATGGTACGGGAGATCTGTTTATCATGGCCAACAATAGAGAATCGGCTGAGAAAGTAAAGAATTTAAATGACATACACAGCAGAATGAAAATGAAGCAAAGAGACAAGGCTATTCAGGATAATGGAAAGCTGGAACCTCATCAACTTCCAGACATTAAACAAGAACTACAGCAAGAAGCTATGAGGCAAATGGCTGACAGGTTCAAAAAGTAAAGGATAAATTATGAATAATGATTATAATGATTTCTCTAAAAAAAGATTGTTAAACAATATAGAGAAAAAATTTAACACAACCATTATCGGCTCTTTAGCTGCTTTTGAAGAAGAATTTGGTTTTTTATGGGGTCATGGGATACCTTATAGTCAACTTGATGCTGACCAAAAAGAATTAAGGGCAGTCTGGAAAGACGTAAGAACTAAAATATTAGATTTAGGTAATTCTAATTTACGTGGATCTCAAAGTGAGATCGCACAATATACATTACATTGGAATCGTTACGTAATGAATTTCAAACTTATTAATCAGGATAATGAGGAATCAAATGAGTGAGACTAAAGAAAGACGTGTTTTTACTGGTGACAATGGCATTGAATATGCAGTTGTAAAACCTTCTAACGAAGACCATATAGGGGCTGATGAGGCACGAAGGAAAGTTTTTAATGAAGAGCTTTCTAGTGGCTCACTCCTAAGAGAGCAGCTTGATGGAGAATTGAGAAAGCGTAAGCTTTGGAACGATTCTCGTCAAATGGAATATGATACTCTTAGAAAAGAAATCTTGGACGCTGAGTATGCCCTTAAAAAGGGCGGTATCTCTTTAAGCAAAGCTAAAGAATTGGCAATTAGCATGAGAAAAAAGCGTGATGAGATGATTCAGATGCTTTCTTCTAGAACAGAATTAGACTCTAATACATGTGAAGGTAAGGCTGATTCTGCTAGATTTAATTACCTTTTTGCCAACTGTTTGGTGTATAATGATAGTGGAAAGAAGGTTTTTCCAAATGGCGTAGCTGACTATATGGCAGATCTTGCGCATCCAGCAGTAGGCAAAGGAGCCACCGAATTTTATTATTTGATGTCTTCTAGCGATGGTGGAGTAGACGAAAAACTTCCTGAAAATCAATTCCTTAAAAAGTATAAATTTGCCAATGATAATTATCAATTGGTAGATGATAAGGACCGTCTGATAGATGAAGACGGAAGACATATTGATGAGGTCGGGAATTATATTGAGTGGATTTCAGACGATGAGTCAGTTCCTGTAGATTATCAGGGCAGACGACTTGATGAAGACGGGCAATATATAGTTGAAGATGCAGAGCCATTTTTGGATGACGAAGGTAATCCTATTGAAGAACCTTCTGACGATGAAGAAGTAGAAGAAGAACCTGAAGGCGAAGAGGAAAAAGAATCGCCTGAAGAAGAATAATATTGGGCAAGCGATCTAGTTTGAAGTGTATTCATAATTAGGTCGCTTTTTTTATAATGGGATATATTAATGGCTTTTAATATCAATGCTCAAGTAATTTTAGACGGACCTAAGAACATCACCAAGGTCCGTTCTAAGATACGTAATTCTCTCAAAGGTATTAAAGTACCTGTTCAAATAGACATCCCAAAAGGTTTAGCTGCTCAAACAAGACAGTTAGCTACTCAAATACAAAACATTCAAACGTCAGTAAATAAATTAAATACTAGCGCAAAAACTGCTACCACTAGTCTAAATAATATGGCTAAGGCTGCAAATAGTCTTGGTACTAATACAGCCAAAGTTAACACTCAATCCAAGACCACTGCTCAGAATATTAACAATGTTGGAAAGCAAGCCCAGTTTGCTGGTGGAGCTATGGCTCAGTTCGGCAAAGACTCTGCATTGGCGATTAGAAGATTTGCAGCTTTTAGTATTGCTACAGGTGCAGTCTTTGGGTTTATCAGAGCGGTACAGCAAGCTACTGGCGAAAGTATTAAGTTCCAAAGAGAGCTTATTAAAATTACTCAGGTCACAGGAAAAGGTGGTTCTGATTTAAACGGGCTGCGTAAAACCATTGATCAATTATCTACTAGTCTAGGTATTAGTGCTAATGAGCTTCTTAATGTGGCTCGGACTTTTGCACAAACCGGACAATCTTTGACTCAGATTCAGTCTTCATTAAGAGCCGTTGCCAAGGCTTCTTTAGCTCCAACTTTTGATAGCATGGCAGACTCTGCTGAAGGTTTGATTGCTGCTTTGAATCAGTTTGATATTGCTGCTAATAGATCTGAGGCTATTCTCGGTTCTTTAAATCAAGTTTCAAAAAGATTTGCTGTTGAAGCTAGTGATTTGATTTCTGTTATTCGTCGTGCTGGTGGTGTTTTTGCTGCTTCTACGAAACAGCTTGGCGCACCAGAAGAAAGACTAAGAGAATTGATTGGTGTTTTCACAGCAGTTAGAGCTACCACTCGTGAATCTGCTGATACAATTGCTACAGGTTTAAGAACTATTTTCTCAAGAATTCAAAGACCAAAAACTATTGACTTCCTTCAACAATTAGGTGTTGAGTTAAGAGCTACTGCTGCTGACGCAAAAGCTTTAGGAATTGCTCAAGGTGATTTTGTAGGTATTTTTGAAGCCTTGAAAAGAGTTTCTGGAGTTATTGATAGTTTAGATACTCTTACTCTTGCTCAGGTTGTTGAAGAGCTTGGCGGTATTCGTCAAGTCGGCAAGTTGATTCCTGCCTTGAGAAACTTCCAAAAAGCAGAAGCGGCTAGAGGTGAAGCCTTAAAAGGAACAGTAGGTCTTTCAAAAGATGTTGCACTTGCCACACAAACTCTTTCTGTTAGGATTGAACAAACCCAGCAAAGATTCCAAAAGTTTATTCGTACAATTGCAGAAAGTAGAACTTTTCAAACTATTGCTAAAAGTATTCTTACTGTTGCTGATAGTTTGATCGCAGTAGGCGAAGCGCTAACACCGCTGCTGCCAGCTATTGCTACACTTGGCACTTTTAAATTAGGTCAATTGGGGGTTGGGTTCGCAAGAGGTTTTGCTGGTAGTTTTCGTGCTGGTGGAGGAGTTCAAGCTACTGGGCAAGCTCTTGGTGGTGCTGTTACTGGAAGCGGGGCTAGTGCGGCTGCTTCTCAGGCGAACACAGCGTCAATGAAATCTTTGATTGCTGCTACTAATGCAAATGCTAAAGCGGTTGCTTTAAACACTACTGCTTTAGGAAATAATACTTCTGCTATCGCCAGATTAACAGGTTTGATTCCTGCTCTTACTCGTTCTCTACAAATTGCTGGTGCTACATCTTCTGCCGCTCGCTCTAGAGCATTGCTTCCAAGACCGATTAGAAGGGCTAGAGGTGGTATAGTACCGGGCGTGGGCAACGGAGACACGGTTCCCGCATTGTTGGAGCCGGGTGAGTTTGTAATACGCAAAAGCAGTGTTAAAAAATTAGGCGCTGGCGCTTTACAGCAATTGAATCAAAATAAATTCCAACGTGGCACTCCGGTTAGAGGAGTTCCAAAACCACCAAAAGCAGGCACGTTCGCTGCATTTACCGCTGGTAATGAAAGAGAATTTCAGTTTGAACAAGCAAAGAAATTAGGATTGGCTAAAGGTGCAACCCTCAGAAACCTTGGTGATGTTGACGGAAGTGCTGATTTTGATATTGGTGCTGCCTTTTTGCTTCCTACTGGTATAAAAAGAAGGCTAAGAGCGGGCATACCCGGCGAGCAGCTTGTCCAAGCCGTAGCCTCTAAAATAGGCACTACAAATTTAGAAGGTGTTAAAAAACTAGGAAGATTCCCAGAAGCAGATTTACAGGTTGATATACAGGGGGGTTCTACCACCCGAAAAGCAAGTAGACAATTTCGTGTTAACTTGAGAAAGTCTATTGAGGGTATATCTAGACAGTTTAATACTACTAATGGATTGCCTTTTAATCAAAGCAAATTTAAAGCAGGATACAGAAAAGCAAACCCAGAACAAATTGAAGGTAACGCTCTTGAGGCAGCTTTGGTTGCTGGGACAGACAGGCCATTTGATGAATCTCGTGACGCCGCCAACGCTACTTTTGACTTCCGTAGAGGTCTTGGTGTTGCCATAGGAAATCTGCTTGGTATTAGCCCTAGAATTCCCAGCGATGCAAAAAGAACATTCAATCAAGATTCAATAGGAAGTTTAGTTAAAAAGGCTGGCAATTTATTTGTTGATAATAAAACTTTTCAAGTGGCAGTAAGAAATCTATTACAAGAAGACCAAATTAAGTCAGACATACAATCACAACAAGCCGTAGCTCTAGGAACAACAAAGAGAGATTTAGTAAAGAGAAGAAGAGAGCTTTCTAAGACCGAAGCCGGAAGATCAAGACTTGCCGCTCTGGGAATTGCCACAAAAGCTTCTGGTGGTGGAATAGGTGGTTCAGATACTGTTCCGGCGCTGTTGACGCCAGGTGAGTTCGTCATCAACAAAGAATCAGCACAATCTATTGGATACTCTAATCTCAACTCTATGAATAAAAGAGGAGTTGCAAAATTCAACAAAGGCGGTGCTGTCGGTTTCCAAAAAGTACAAAAGCTACAAGCTGGCGGTTTTGGTAGAGCTACAAACGTAGCCTTTGCCGCAAGCAATTTAGCATTTTTAGATTTTAGTGAAGAAACAGGAAATGCCACTAGTAATCTTATTACACTAGCAACTACTGCATTTTTCTTGAGCGATGAACTAAAGGCTTTGGGTGGGGTTGTTGCAAAATCAAATATTAACTTTGCTAAGTTTTCTGCTTTCCTTGGAGGTCCGCTTAAAAGACTTACTGCTGATGTTACACGAGGCTCGCGCAATGCCGCATTCGCAAGATCAGGAGCGCAAGGGCCGTCGTTAGCTGGACCAAGAGGTGTTGGTGCTGCATTAAGATTAAATAAAGCTAGTGTTGCTGCGATTGCAGCGACTCTTATTGGAGATCTTGTTGTAGAAGGGGTTGTAAAAGGTACTGTCGGGGCAAGAAAAAGATTAGAGGGCGTAAGAGAAGCCGGATTTACCGCTGAACAAGGGGGTGCAACTACAGCAGGCTTGGCAGGAGGTGCTACAGGTCTTATTGGTGGTGCAGCAACCGGATTTTTAATAGCCGGACCAATTGGGGCTGCTGTTGGCGCTGTGGCTGGGGCTATAACTGGATTTGTTAATGCTTTAAATGAGCAAGCAATATTTGAAGCTTTCAACAACGTCGCAACTGCCGCAAGTAATGTTGCAGAAAGCTTTAACAGAGTTGGTCAAAATTTCAGTGATATATTTAATTTACAAAGACTTAATACTGATATAACTGCTTTGGAATCATCAACTTCTGGTGCGGCAGAAGCAATTACAGATTTGAGAGACAGTACGATTTCTTTTGGAAATCTTGGCAGGGTGATTCTTGATGCTGTAGGCGTTGCCACACAAGGAAGAAGACAAACAAGAGAGCTTCAAGCACAATCCCAAGTCTTCCAGCAAATTCCAGATGAAGTATTTACCCAAGCCAATAATGCATTTAGCGGTCTTACAGATGTTATTGTTGCTGGGCTTGATGATCAACAACTAGCTGCTGTCGCTGCCTCTGGAAGTTATGCCGATCTTAATGATGCTTTATTAGGAGCGGGTGATCAATCAGACCTATTTAAAGAACAAGTAAAAGCTTTAGGAAATGTTATATCAACTATTGAGCTTGGAAAATTAAGAGATAGTTTCTTAGAGCTTGACAAACTTGCTACTGCATTATCTGGTAATTCTTTCTTCAATCTTATATTAAGAGGTGGCGAGCAAACAGACCCCACCCGTATTGCTCAAGCGGCACAAGTAGGACTACAATCATTTAGGGCCGGAAGACAAAGCGGCCAAAGTTTTGAACAGTCAGCAGACCGAGCAAGACGGCAGTTTGCAGATCAATTCATTGATGTTGTTGGTGTAGGTCTTGGAGATAATTTTGAAGACATAAATAATCTATTCCGACAGGCTTTAACTGGCGATGCAATTGCTTTAAATAGAATAACACAAGTCGCTGAAGAAAGCGGTACAACATTTGGAACACTCTCAGCAATTGTTGATGAATTTAACAAAGGTATAGGAGAAAGTCAATTACCACTCATTCAAGCAGCAGCAAAAGCTAGAGAATTAGAAAACGCTAGTCGTAGAGCAGCTAGAGAACTAGATACTTTTGTAACTTCAATTGCTAAATTTAGTGCAAATATTGGGGAAGCATTTGATGAGTTAGAAACCAGAGGGGATATTGTAAAACAGAATATTGCCAATATCTTTGGCGAACAACAGACTTTGTTTGCTGGCCCACAAAGACAAGGCGTTCCAGAGCTGAACAGATTCTTTGGAAGTGTCCTACCAAAAGCTCAAGAAGAACAATTGGCCGCTTTAAATAATCTTTCAGAAAATATTCCAGAAGCTGTAAGACAGGCCATTGAACAATCAGATCAAGCGAGACAAGCAGGCCAAGATCTTGGCGATCAAGATGTTATTGATGCAGTTATATCTGGTCTTGGTGGTGGTAAGTTGCCAGCGGTCGTTACTGAACAAATTAGAACTAACTTTGAAAAGATTTTAAACGCTGCCTCAAGCAATCGTCAAAGCAATATTGACCCCAATGTGTCTTTAGCAGACCAATTAGAGCAAATTTTTGCCAGCGGTGATTTTTCAAGTATTCTAGAAGGTGTTTCTCAACAATCACAAAAGACTTTTGACGAATTATCAAAAGCCACATCAAGATACGTTGCAATATTAAATCAGGCCGCTAGTATACAAGTTGAAATCAATAGAGGTCGGCGTGCCGCCAGATTGAGGGTTGCCGGTTTGAGGAATCAATTTGATTTTTCTGCTGGTGGACAGTTCAACGATCCTTTGCAAGCAGCATCGGCTAATCTACAAAGAACCCTACAAGCACAACTTGGTGCTGGTGTTAGTACAGCGCCGCAAGACTTGTTAAATAGAAGGCAAGATTTAGAAAACAAGCTTGCACAAAACAGAAAGAAACAAGAAGATGCAACAGGCAAAGCCTTGCAAGATCTTAAAGATACAGAAGTAAAATTAATAGATCAATTAGATGGCACGAAAGCAGCCTTAGAAACTCTTTCTGCTGATACTTCAAGATTAGAAGCAGTCAATAAAAAGATTGCCGCTATAGAAAATTCTAAACTAACCAAAGAACAAAGATTACAAGCTTTTGCTAGTAGATTTGCTGATGCTAGAGGTGTTAGAGAACAAAGACAAGTATTAAGAGAATTATTACAGCCTATTTCTAGTTTCCAAAGAATTCAACAGGGCAGAGGGAACCAAAGAGATTTAGCCCAAGTTCTTGCTAACTTTGAGACTGTCAGCACAGCAAAGAAATCAACTGCAAAACATTGGCGGTAGATTTTTTGGTAATTTATTTGGACAGCTAGGACTGACTCGTAATGCTGGCGTTGGTCAACAGTTGGGTGCTAACTTGTTTGATACTCAAAAGCTCGTACAGCAACAAAACGATCTTAGAGCATTAGGCCAAAACCTTCTTGATAATCAAGCAGATTTGATTCAGAAAAATTTTGATATAACTGCTAACGCTGCCAAGAAGCAGCAGGAAGATTATAGGGCTGAGATAGCAGCAACAAATAAAACTATTGAAGACTTATTCACTAAGCTTAGACAAGATTTTGAAGCAGCAACAGCCGCAGCCGAGCAAAGACGGCAAGAAAGAGAGCAAAAACAAAAACAGACAGCGGAAGCAGAAAGAAAAGCAGCCGCTGAAGAAGAAAAGAAACAATTTACGGAAAGAGCAAAACAATTGCCCGAATTGTTTGACTTATTTCTTTCTGGGGGTGGTGGTAACTTATTAAAAAGACAAGTGCCTGGCGTCGGGGCGGGTGAAAGGTTAGAGCAGTTTTCTATTCTTCCGGTGCAAAGGCAGAATGAAATTTTGAGCGATCTTGAAGCACAAATCAGGGCGTCTCAAGCAGGACCAACAGGTGAAGGCGGTGCTTTAAGCGCATTTGATAACTTAGTTAGAGGCTCATTTGGCGGTCTAGATCCAAATCTGTTTGATCGCAATTTAGAAGACTTCCTAAACAATATCAGAAGAGAAGCGATTGGTGAAGATTCTGTTGCGGCACAACAAAGACAACAAAATAATGAAAGACTTAAAAATTTAAATCAGACTTTAGGTGAAACAAACTCAAGCATAGATGCTTTGAAGGCGGCTATAGAAGCGGGAGATCCTACAGGTTTTACGCCCGTTACTCCTCCGGGTCGCAACAACGGCGGCATTGTTCGCGGACGTGGCGGTATAGATCAAAATCTCATTAGAATCTCTAGTGGTGAATTTGTTATGCGGAAACAGGCTGTTGATCAGTTTGGTGTTGGGTTTATGAATTCTGTTAATCAAGGAGTTATTCCTGAAGGATTCCAAGATGGTGGCTCTCCATTCCGTTCTCTTACTCCGAGGGCTACTCAGGGATTAAAAAATGATCTTGAGGCTATATCTAAACCAATTGGTAATTTTGTTGATGATATATCGGAAATAGCAAAGGGTGTTACAGGCGCTACTAATAGTTTGATAGATGCCGATGCTCGTCGTGCAGCAACCGGCGAGCCTTTGAGTGTTAGTTTGGCTAGAGAAGCTATTAAAGCACAAGAAGCTCCAAGCTCAGGGGTTGGTAGAAATCGCGGAACTGCTTCTGGAACTAAGTCTGCTTTGGTTAATGTTGCTGCTGTATTTGGAGAATTTTTTGCTGGTGGTGGGTCAGGAGCCGCTGGACCAACAAATACAAGAGAGCTTGTTGCTCAGTTTGATGCTTTGAGCAAGCCTGCTGTAACTGATGAACAATTTAGAGAGAGAGCGGCACAAAGACGAGCAGCAGATCTAGAAGCCAGAAAAGCTGCTGATGCTAAAGTAAAAGAAAGAATTGTTGGGCAAGCCCAGCGAGAACAGGCCAAGAGAGATCTTGAAGAGGCTAGACAGCAAACACAATCAAAAAGATTAGGTCAAGATTTCTCTGTTGGAGGTACATTTACTTTTGATGAACAAGGCAAAGCGAGTCGTGTTCCTAGAGACTTTGTAGGGCCGACGCAAGCCAAAGGTATTTCAGAATTATCAAATAAAGAACTACAAGCAGTAATAGCATTACAAAAACAAGAAAAGCAAGGCCCGCAAGGTTCTGCTAGAGTTTCCGAACTTCTAAGAAGTGTAGACGCTACGATACAAAGCGCAAAGAAAGCAAGCGCGAGACCCGCAGATCTCAGCGGAGGCGTGTTTAACGTTCAAGATGATCTTGACGGTGTGAACACTCCTCCAGAACTGTTAGATCAATACCTAGAGTTTAGCAAGAAGCGTTTTGAACAAACGGGAAAAACTCAAAGCAGTTTCGTTTCAATAGAGCCGTTTTTAGGTAAGTCAGATGCAGAACTTGATGCAGCAATTAAAGCTGCGGGTCCGGTCGAGCGGCTTGCATTGGAAGACGCTAGAGCTTTTAACAAATCGCGTTTCAGTCGCGGTCCGCTTGACAAAGTTAAGGCTGCGCCTCCTAGTGATTTGGCCAATCTTCCTCCGGTTTTAACAGGTCAAGATGCCGTTGCCGCTCAAAAACTTTTAAGTGCTACTGCTGATCCTAGCGGTGTCGCAGATGTTGCCGGTGGCTTGCCAGATCCTGTCGCTGTTGGCGCAGACCCAAATCTTTTGGTTCCTGTGGTAGCTGGTCCTAGAGGTCAAGGCCGTCGTGTACGAGGTCCAAGGTTCCCAAATGTTGTGAAAGGCTCAAGAAGTGCAGCAGCCGTTCAAAGAAGAAAATTTGGAATCCCTCCTAATGCTTCTAGACAAGCTTCAGCCGTTCAAAGAAGAGCGTTTGGCATCGGGAATGCTTCTAGACAAGCTTCCGCTGTTGTAGACAGATTAGGTTTTGATCCTGCGGGTGGAAGAATTCAACCTTTCAATCCTGCGGCGGCTGCAAATGTGGCTGGTGCTGGATTGCCAGCAGGACAAGTGAACAGGCAATCTAACACGCCTGCTGGAAGACAAGCCGCAGCAGCACAGCAAGTTCCTAACCTTGATACAAAAGATTTTGTAAATGCTGTTAACACTTTTAACACAGACATTAAAACGTTTAATACTGCCGCAACAGATTTAGCGGCGGCTATTAGAGGCGGTTTAACTGTTAAAATGGACGGAACTCAAAATGTTAATGTAAATCTCAATGGCGGTGGCCTTTTGGATATTTTAAATCAGGCCACTATTGATACCATAGCAGAGAAAGTCAAAGCAAAAATACAAGAAGGTGGCACAACAACAAACCCAGACGGCTCAACTCCAGATCCTTCATTAACTGCTGGTGATGGAACATAAATAAAGGATATATAAAAAATGGCATTTGTATTTAAATATGGTGATTATGATTTTAGGCCAAGACCTTTAATTTCTATATCATCAGAACCATTAAAAACTCCAGACGGTTCAGGATATGGCGTTATTCATACCCTAACCTTAGAGGGCGATATTCTACTTACAGAAACAGACCAAAGAGAGTCTGGAATTGGAGGTGTTTTTAGAGAGATAGAAAGATTAAAAAGCGCTTTGAGCAAAGATGGGTGTGGGTTATATATTGATTGTGACGATACCGATGCAAAATATCAAGCAAATGGTGTGCCTAATTTTGTTATTTCAGGAAATCCTAGAGTTGTAAATTATTCTTTCAATCCAGAATCAGACAATTACACATCAAGAGCCGGTTACACAATTACTTTTGAAATGGATACATTGCAGTCTGGTACTGGCGCTGACGCTTTTAATTGTAATTCATATCCTCCGTATATTGAATCTGTTGAGGAAAATTGGGATGTTGAAATTGTAGACGAGCAAGTTCCATATACATGGGATATAGGGACAGGAATCAGAGAAACTTTCCCGTATAGAGCAGCAGTTACACATCAAGTTAATGTTACAGCTAGACTTCATTATACAGGCTGTGGTTTACATAATACGCCTTGGGAAGATGCAAGAGATTATGCAAACAGATTCTTAGGTTTCAATGGTGACTTTTTCACCCTTAGTGGCATCTTAGGATTGCCAGGCAGCGGCAATGATTTCTCAAGCTACGTTTCTCGGAACCACATGAGACAAGTTTCTACTGATAAAACAAATGGTAATATTTCTATAACTGAAACATTTCTTGTGCTTCCTTCCGGTGGTAATATTATTGCTTCAAATGCATATGAAGATTTTAATGTGGATATGCAACAAAACGAAGGAGTTATTTCAGTATCCGTTAATGGAACTATTCAAGGTCTTCACTCAACGACATGGCCTCAATCAAGTCCAACTGGTAATGCTTCCGGTGAAGTAATATGGGGCAGCGGTGGGAAATACGATTCTGCTCTTGCATATTGGAATACTATTTCTGGCAGATTATATGATAGAGCTTCCAAATCATTTAATGATGTTTATAGTTCAGATCCTTGTTTTTCTAGACCTCTCAATACTAGAATCAGACAAAGAACAGTAGCTTCTAATCCTTTAGCCGGAACCATCTCTTATGGGTACACTTATGATACGATACCTAGTGGTTGTATTAGTGGCGATTGCATTATATCTGAAAATATTACGATTGATGATCAGCTATTAACAGATGTATTTGCAAGCCAAACCGTTATAGGTAGAGCCGCTGGTCCTATCCTTCAAGATATTGGAACTACTAGCTCAAGAACAAGAACTGTTAGTATAGAACTATTGACAATCCCTCCTACCTCTTGTGGAAGTTATGCAGAAATATATGCACCAGTAAATACAGGTGCTGTTAATAGTTTTATATCAGGTGTTACAGGGGATTTGGCTGGGTTTTCTCAAATTTTTGTATCTCAGAATCAACAAAGTTGGAATTTTACAGCGGGAAGATATACAAAAACCCTAGCTGTGACATATAATAATTGTAGCTAATTGGATTTATAAGGATTAAAACATGGCCGTTCTAGGCAAAAACGAATGCACGCCGCAAAGAATTTTCGGACCATTGCCTCAAACTTTGTTTTGTGGACTAACTGTAAAAAACTTTTCAATAACTGCTGGATGGAATGAGCAGTCTTCAAGTCTTACCGTAGAGCTTGTAGAAGATACTTGTGCCGCTGGGACTAAATATTATTGGGATGAAAATTTAAATAGACAAACATTGGTGGATCAAGCTGATCCGGGCTTCATACTCCCAGAACCAGGCTGTGCTGGCTACTTCCGAATGGAAGAAGATCCTACAGCAGCCACATCTGACCTCAGAGGCGGCATAGAATATTGCGGTATATTTCAATCTTGGAATAGGAAATACGACTCTCAAGGCAATCCTGTTTATGTCGTTAAGCTTAC